TCACTCAGGTATGGTGGAACGCACAGCCGTACACTCCTGCCGGTATTATTAACCTCAAGGATATTGGAGGTAGCTTATATGATGAGGAGTATTGTGAGACTTGTCTGTATCCTTGGCCTCAGATGAATGAGAAGACCTATGGTATGCGAACAGGAGAGTTAGTTACCTTTACCTCTGGTGCTGGCATGGGTAAGTCAAGCATCATGAGAGAGTTGATGCATCATCTCCTGAGAAACACAGAAGATAACATAGGTATACTGGCTCTGGAAGAAAGTGTTAAAAATACGGCATGGAATATCATGAGTGTGGAGGCTTCTTCCAGACTGTACATTAAAGAAGTACGAGAGGCTTTCACAAGGGAAGAACTGATGCAATGGCAAGACAAGACAATTAATTCTGGAAGGTTCTTTGCCTTTGATCATTTCGGTAGTATAGGTAACGATGAGATCTTGAGTAGGGTCAGGTTCATGGCTCAGGCTCTGGGTTGTAAGTGGGTTGTCTTGGATCATCTCAGTATATTGGTTAGTGGACAGGAAGAATCCTTTGGAGATGAGAGGAAATCAATAGACATGTTAATGACCAAGCTAAGATCACTGGTAGAACAAACAGGGATTGGCTTGCTTTTGGTATCCCACTTACGTAGACCTTCTGGTGACAGAGGTCATGAAGAAGGGAAGGAAGTATCATTGTCTCACTTGAGAGGCTCAGCCAGCATTGCCCATCTAAGTGATGGTGTGATTGCCTTGGAAAGAAATCAGCAAGAAGATGATGAAATACTTTCCAATACTACGACAGTACGTATCTTGAAAAACAGGTACACAGGTGAGACAGGGGTAGCAACCCATTTATTTTATAACAAGAGTACAGGAAGGATGACCGAAATTGATAACCCATTTGACACAGGAGATAATGAATGAGTTCGACTAAGAAATTTGATCGAGAGTTATACAACAAGTCAGATCCATTATCTAATGGTACTATGACTAAATGGCTTGACTTAAATGGCTATGAACATATAGAATCAGAAGAAGATTATAAAGTTGATATTGTGTGTACGAAAGATGGTATGCCAGCATACTTTGAAACAGAAATTAAATATAGTTGGACAAGACAATGGCCTAATAGTTGGCAAGAGGTACGTATTCCATACAGGAAAAAGAAAATTATAGACAAATGGATACGTGATGGATCAAAAGGTCCACTAACTTTTATTGTATTCCGTAGTGATTGTAAACAAGCATGGTTTATTGAGGGCTTAGCTGTAAAAAATTCAAAAGTAGATACACTTAATACTAAGTACACAACCAATGAAAAGTTTTATCATATAGATGTTAATGATGCTAACCTAATTAATATGGAGAAGCCTTATGATATCACTGAAGAGTTTATTAATGTGAAGTATCCTTCCTAAGATGACTGACAGAGATATAGCCAATAAAGTATGGTTAACCATGAAGGGTATCTCTTTACCTAAAAATTATACCGATAAGGATATTATAGAAATAATTTATAAATATTGGCATCGAGCAATGGAACGTGATACATGTCTTTGATTACAATAACCGATAGTGCAAACAACCACCTGTCTGGAATCGTGCAAGATCATGATGCTAAAGGTATTATGCTTGGCGTTAAAGGTGGTGGTTGTGCAGGGTTTACCTATGAGTGGTCTATCCTGCAAGAAGAAATACCAGATAAGTTTAATACTGAGGACAAGTTTGAATTACATTCGGGATACCTGTGTGTCCAACCTGAAGCTATGATGTTTGTATTGAATACGATTATAGACTTTACTAAAGGCATAGCAGGTTCTTATCTAAAAATTGTTAACCCTAATGCTACGTCTCAGTGTGGATGTGGAGAAAGTTTTGGAGTATGAGTGTAATACTTGATATAGAAACGGATTCTTTAAAGCCTACAAAGGTTCATTGCATTGTAGCTAAAGATCTGGATAACTCTCAGGTACATGTGTGGGATCAAAATAATTTAGATAAATTTAAACCTTGGTCCCACACAGTTGACAAGTTTATAATGCATAATGGAATATCTTTTGATGCCCCGGCCTTAAATAGATTGCTTGGTACTGACATTAAGTTAGGTCAGATAAAAGATACACTGATAATGTCACAGTTGTTTGATCCAGTACGAACGGATGGACACAGCCTAGCAGCATGGGGAAAGAGATTAGGTTTCTCTAAGATGGAACAGGAGAATTTTTCTGAGTACACTGAAGATATGTTGGAGTATTGTAAGAATGATGTTCTCTTGACTGAGAAAGTTTATAACCGTTTAAACGATGAGGGTAAGGGATTCTCTTCCTATGCTATTGATTTAGAACATAAAGTCAGGGCCATTATAGATCAACAAGAGAAGAATGGTTTCACTTTGGATATACGTAAAGCCATAACCTTATTGTCCAGACTCTCTGATGAGGCTCATGATTTAACGGAGTGGTCTTTGAAAGAATTTCCACCTACTGTAGTGGAGTTAAAGACCAAGACAAAATATATTCCATTCAATATAGGTTCTCGTAAGCAAATTGCTGAACGTCTAATGGAGAGAAACTGGAAGCCTAAACAATATACAGACAAAGATAATGTTATTATAAATGAAAATGTTCTTGCTCAAATTGATATGGATGAAGCTAAGAAGTTTGCAAGGTTCTTTCTTCTACAAAAACGTATTGCTCAAATTCAATCATGGATAGATGCTTACGATGATGACACTGAGAAGGTACATGGACGGGTACTAACATTACGTACCATTACAGGACGTATGGCACATCATAGTCCTAACATGGCTCAGATACCGGCCATACGTAGTCCCTTTGGTTTTGAATGTAGAGATTGCTGGACTGTATCTAATCCTCATACACACAGCCTTGTTGGTACGGATGCATCTGGTCTTGAACTCAGATGTTTAGCTCAGTTAATGGATAACAAGGCTTATACAGATGAGGTACTGAACGGAGATGTTCATACAGCCAACATGAAGATGGCTGGCTTAACCAACAGAGATCAAGCCAAGACATTTATATATGCTTTTTGTTATGGTGCAGGACCAGCAAAGATTGGTAAAATAGTTGGGGCTGGATATAAAGAGGGAGAAAAATTAATAAAGAAATTTTTAGAGAACATGCCAGCCTTAAAAAAAGCTAGAGAGAAGATTAAATTAGAATATTTAACGGAACCTATACACGAAATAGAGGGAATAGATGGCCGAATGTTAAAGATTAGATCACCCCATGCTGCCTTGAATACCTACATACAAGGAGCAGGAGCTGTGGTGTGTAAGGATTGGTTAATAAGTATGACCCAAAGAGTTAAACAATCTGGTTTGGATGCCAAGCTGGTAGCCTCCATTCATGATGAATATCAGTTTGAGGTTGCCAAGAAAGATGTAAAGGAGTTTGGTAAGATAACCAAGGAAGCCATTCAATATACAGAGAAAAATTTAGAATTTAATTGTCCTTTAGATAGTACTTGGAAAGAAGGAGAGACATGGGCTAAGACACATTAAAAAAGTTCTTGACATTATAATTAGAGTATGTCATAATGCATTTTAAATTCAACAAAGGAGAAATATAAAATATGTCTGAAGTAAAAAGATCTGTAAGTGTTATTTCTGGAACAGCATACTGGGCCTCCGTTGTGGCTCCCAACACTACCTTTGATAGTGACGGAGTATGGTCTATTGATATATGCAATCTGGATAAAGAAAGTCTAGCCGTTGTTAAAGAAGATGGACTAGAGGTTAAGAATAAGAAGGATGATCGTGGTGACTTTGTTACTGTTAAACGAAAGGTTCGTAATCAAAAGACGGGAGAACTTAATCGTGCTCCTACTCTTGTAGATGCACAAAAACGGACCATGATGAACACTGCTGTTGGAAATGGCTCTGTTGTTAATGTGCGTTACTGGGCTTATCCTTGGGAGTTTGGTGGTCGTAAAGGTATTAGCGGTCACTTACTGGGTGTTCAAGTCATGGAACTTGTTCCTTATGCTTCTGAAAATGATGGAGAAGATTTTGAGGTTCATTCCAAGGGATACTCTGCCGATGAAACTGATGAAGAAATTTCCC